GGCGGAGCGCATGGCGAAGGAACGTTTGATTTTTTGGGTGTAGGCTCCGCTGTTCAGTCTAGGCACTACAACGGTATTGTCATCGAAGATGACTTGATTGGTTTGAAAGAGGCCGAGTCACAGGCGTTGATGGACAAGGCTAAAGAGTATCATCAGCTTTTGGTTGGCATCTTTGAGGCTGAGGACCCAACTCATGAACTAGATGAATTGGTGATTGGCAACCGTTGGGGTTACGATGATCTTAATTCTTATCTGAGAGAAAACGAAAACATCGCCACCGACCCAATGGGATTTCGTTTTGAGTCGCACTCGGCTCTGGGCGGCTGCTGTGACAAGCATCCGATTGGTCAGGCCATTTTCCCCGAGGAGTTCTCGGAAGCGAAGTTGATGGCTCGCAAGCGGCGGCTCGGAAGCTATAAATTTAGCTGTCAATTTCTTAACGATCCCAGCTCTCCAGAGGATTCCGAGTTCAAAGAGGAATGGTTGAACTACTTTGAGGTCTTAAATCAGACAGATGGTGCGACATGGGACCGCCAGACTCACAAGTGGAAAGTCAAACACTGCGTCGCCAACGGCGTTGTAAAGAACGACCTGCGAGCTTCCTCGTTGAACATGGGTATGATCGTTGATCCTAACCACTCGGGTCAAGGTGGGCGTTGCCGACACGCCATCATTGTCGTCGGCGTAGACGCACAGAATAACCACTTCGCTTTGGAAACGTGGGCCGACGCTGTTGGTTTCGATGCGTTCTACGATAAGATATTTGAGGTGGCTCAGCGATGGAAATTGCATAAATGCGGCGTGGAGACCATCGGAGCGCAGACTTACATCAAGGATCATATTGAGTATCTCTGTATGGTTAAGGGTTACTCGTTGAAGGTCGTAGACTTGAAAGGCGCTGTTCAGTTAGAAGATGGAACGACGGCTCGATCGAAGAAATATCGCATTCTGGGTGTAGTTCAACCGCTGGCTGAAAGCGGTAAGTTGTGGGTTCAGAAACATCAGCAGAGCTTCATCAATGAATACCTAACATTCTCGATGAAGAGAAACTCACGTTACGTCGACCAACTCGACGCGTTTGCGTACTGCGGGGAGGTTGCCGACAGACCGGTGGATGACATGGATGCGGGTAGCTTCTTGCTGGCGAATCAGCAAGGCGCATCGCGTCTAGGACAACCGTACTCATATGGTTATGGTACATCACGTAACACAGGAGTATTTGAGGCGTAGCCTGGGAGATCGAAGATGCCAGCGAAACTGGAACGTTGCGTGGAGCATGTTAAGGCTCAGAATAGAGCCGATCGTAAGAAACGGAATCCGTGGGCGATTTGCGTTGCCTCGACGGGCCTTAAGGCCAAGGAGCCCCAGAAAAAGAAGGATAAGTAACGAACATGAATAGTCTGTTTGATCGAGAGATATATGAGTTGTTAAAAGACATCGAAAAGGATGTCGATTACATCTCACAAACAGTCTCCAAAATCTACACTCAGAACAATGAGATATTGAAACTGCTTCGACAGAAGCCAATACTTCTACAAGCGAGGGTGCAGGTAATGCCAAAGACAGTGCAGGTGGGACAAACAGCAACGTCTACGCTAACGACCGTTTGGTCGGATGGTCAAACACATGTGCTTGACAGTACATATCAAGTAACATACAACGCAGCAAATCCAAGTAATGTGTCGTTTGCTCCGCCGGCGTCAGACGGATCGGATGTAATCACGGCGGTAGCGGTTGATCCGGGCGACAGCATCAGTGCAACAATCACCAGACCTGACGGAGTCGTCGTTACGGCTTCGCCGGATGTTTTGACGATTACGGCACCGCCGGTGACGTTGGTCGGCGCGACGGTTGTTTTAGGTTAGGTTTTTAACAAGCGTTGTCTGGTAAGGGGAGATAAAGGCTATGGTAGGTACGCACCTTGAAATCGATTTGCTAGGCTTGGTGATTTTAACGTATCTACTCGTAGCCTTTATTCGATACAAACCTTCGGTGAGAGACATACATGATCTCGTAGAGATGGCTAATACCAAAGGTGGTATCATTCTGATTCTTTGGATAACATCGTTGGTGTTTTTTGTCGCCGGGTTGAGAATGTCTTACTGGGGTATAACGCTTCAAAAGGAACATCCCGGTGATACGACAATGGCTTATCTGAACGCCGCTTTTAACTGGATAAGCGGCAGCGCGTTTGCCGGCGCCTTCGGTGCGATGATTGCTACGATGAAAGGCGATCCCGTAACGCCGTCGGCGCCGGGTGAGAAAAAAGACGAAGTCAAAAAGGAGGCAGTTTGATATGTTTACATTTTGGGAGCAAATGGCTATTAACATCGTTATGACGGTTCTTCAGCAGTTGAAAGTCGACCCAACGAGGAAACCGCTTTTCAAGTCTATTCTTGTACATATCATGACGGATTGCTGTGAGATTCTTGGCGTAGCACCACCGGTCGTTCCGTAACGACAGAGGCGATTTGTGATTACTTTCGATCCCATACCGTTTAAGCTGGCGTCAGGAAGCGAAGCCGAAACACGTCTTAAGCGTTATTTGAAAGACCGTGTAAGGTCGCTTAAGCGCGGTCTGACTCGTTTACACGGTGACGACGGGATCATCAAATGGCGCAAGGCTTACGAGGCGAAGCCTGCGATGGAGAAGCGTCAGTTTCCTTGGGAGAACGCTTCTAACCTCGTTGTGCCAATCGTGGCGATCCACAGCGATACTTTACTGGCGAGAGTCATGTCAGCGGTCATGAAGACCAAACCGCTGTGGGTCGTCTCGGAGTTGGGGGAGTTTAAGAAATCCGCTCCCGAGGGGATGCGTGGTTCCTACGAGGAGTTTTTGCAGTATGTTGGTCTAGAACCGGGCGAGCTGGACCTTTATCGTGTGTATCATGAATGGTTCGGCGAGGCCATACGTTTGGGTACTAGCGTTGTGAAATGTCCGTGGATAAAGAACGTCGAGCATCGGTTTGGTCCAGCGGGGGATTTGTCAGGAAAGAATGAATGGTCGACGTTTACGCAGTATGAAGGCCCGCGCCCGGAGAAGCTTAAATACGAGAACTTCATCTATCCTCTCAACGCGCCGACGATTGAAGCGATGGATTTCAAGTATGACATCGCGCAGTTGACACGGCATCAGATCGAAGATCGTAAGTATATGAATATTTACGATCGCGTAGCGGTGCAGTATGTTCTGGCGCAGCCGGATCGAACAGGCAACGCTACGCGTCAAGATTCCGCAAGGCAGCAAGATGCCGGTGTTCGTCAAGAACAGAACGAGTACTCGTATGAGTGGGACATTTGTGAGTGTCATTTTAAGTATCGAGTAGACACAGCACATTTCGCCCGCGTTATTGTTTGGTATCATGAGAAATCGGATCAGATCTTACGATCATACTATCACTATTACCCTGCGGATATCTATGTAGCAGCGCGGTTGTTTTACCGCGATGACATGTTTCCAGGGATGGGTTTCGGTGAGATTCTTCTGCCGTTTCAAGAAGAGATATCAGAGATACACAATCAACGCCGTGACAACATGACGATCGCCAACATGCGAGCGTTCGCTGTAGATCCAAATAGCAAACTGCATCGAGGTTATCGTATATACCCCGGAGCTATGCTACCAGCAAAGCAGTCTGGTACGGATAAAGAAATTGAGTCCTTGGAAGTAGGACAACCAGTACAAGGAGAGATCGACAGTGAAAGACTCTCACTCGAACTCGCAGAAAAACGCAGTGGCGTCAGTCCTCCGATGCAAGGAGCCGGAGCAGGCTCAAACACGAAGCGCGGTGTATATACTGCGATGGGAACGTTGTCTTTGCTGCAAGAAGGAAATACTCGTACCGATCTCAATGTCACAGACATTCGATACGCTCATACCCGTCTGGGCAGGCTTTTGGGACTTGAGTACGCGTCCTTCGGACTTAGAGATGATCTCAAAGAACAGTTTGGCGAAGCCGGAGATAAAATCCAAGCGGCGTTAGATGCTGTTCTGAATCATAAGATGGCGCTGCCTGTTTACGCGTCAACGGCGTCGGTTAATCGAGAGGTTGAGAAGCAGTCCGATGTTATGATGATGCAGACCATGGAGAGGTATCATCAGGGCGTAGCAGCGATGCTGCAAGCTGTCAACAACCCGATGATACCAGAACAGATCAAGCAGTACACGATGGACGCTTTGGAAGCGGCACGGACTTTGATGAAAGCAACACTGCGTCACTTCGGACAAGACGAAGTCGATCGCCTTGTTCCCGAGATACCGAAGGCCCCACCTCAACAGGGAGGCAAGCCGGGTCAGCCCGCGCAGGGGCCTTCGCAACTCGGTGGTGGACCACCTCAGATGGGCAACGGCGCACCAATGGTTCCACCGACGATGATGCCGGGTAAGGTACAATGACCGTAGATGAAAAGATTGTTTTAGATAAGATTCAACGTTACTTGCGGTTAGACGACGGCAAGCCATTTCTTGAACGTGTGGCATGGCGTCGCAATCGTGTTATCGATTCTCTAGCGAGTAACAGCGAAGTAATCCAAATTGGCCGCAGTCAGGGTCGTTTGGAGATTCTCAACTGGATACTCAATGATTTGAAGGAGGATTGATAACATGGTGCTATGGGGTAAGAGGTTTGATGATCAAGATTTACCGCCGGAGCTTCAGGGGAAAAAGCCTGAGGATATTGCGGCGGCACTGAAAGAGGCTCAGCAGTTGAAAGATGCTTTGAAAGCTGAGCAGGACAAAAGCAAAGATTTTGAGACTCGCCTGACGGCGCAGACAACGGAGTTTGACACCGTCAGATCGAAGCTGGCTGACATCGAGAAGAAAGTGACACCCGAGCCCGTCATTGACGAACTGCTGGAACCGGCCTCGCCTTGGGTCGACCCGCAAGGTTTCGTTAGAGAACAGACCAGGGGTATCGCCGGCGTCGCTTTGCAGTCTGGTATGATGACAGCGAAGATGTACTTTATGCAACAGCTGTCGCCGAGGGATGCC